GGATGTCGAAGCCGTCCATCAATCGAACGACAGCATTCATGCAGTCGAAATAGCGACCACAGTCGAGGTTCATAATGTTGTCAATACGGTGCTGCTTGATTTCGTTCTTCATGGTCGATTCCTTTCTATCGATTCCACTTTTTCTGGAGAGGGCACGGACGGTCGAACACGGACTCGAATTTGCAGCGATGCTCGTGTTCACACACAGGCTGCAGATAGTCTGCGAAATCATCGCCCCATACGCGCCTGACTTCTTCTTTCATCTGGCGGATTACCTCACGCCATTCACCCTGTGCCTGGAGGCAGAGCCTATCGCCAGCCAGACCGACAAGAGCGCGATAATTGGTGCCAATGCCAATGCGAGTAACAACATTCGTAGGCAGAACGCCACGAGCATCCTGAGTCTCCACACCTGCATCGATGAGCTTGTGGTATGCGCTCTCAACACTTTTCATCGTGCCATCCCATAGAGCTTTCTGCTCATCCGTCTTCACAGACGGACCACAAATCACGTCCATGTCTTCGACTTTGGTGAATCGCATTGACTCCTGGGAGTAACTGAACCCGACACGATGGGGGGGACTGCCTGATGCGTGAATGCACGAGACACTCCATCCACCTGAAACACGAGTGTAATCCACTCGAACACACCATTGAGCGCAGTCTTCTGCATCTCAGCGAAAATCTCGTCTGCCTCGGCATCGGAGATATCGTCGAGCGAATGACGCATATCGCCTCGCATGTTCAAGACTCCTGCAGCGATCACCTTCTTTGGCTGTGGAGTTGCGGATATGCAACTTACCTTTACCATTTCTCATCCCTTCTGATAAGCTCCTGGAGAGCACACTTACCCTCCAGGAGCATTCCGTTAACTACGAATTCCAGCGCTTGACGATTCCGTCAGTCACATTGTCTGCAATCTGACCGTGACCCTTAGCGTTGGGGTGAGTCTTCTTGTACTCGACAATCGCCTCGGTGCATTCCTTGTGAAATCCAAGGTACGGCATGTCAGACTCAGGGTCGTCGGGCGTTTGAGACTCACGATAGAGAACCAGCTCGTCTCCATCGTAGTAACTAAAAACATATCGGCTCATTTTTCACCTCCTGTCGTGTCGTCAGGAGATATTATGCACCATAATCTGGCTATTTTTCACCAGAATTTTCAATTTGTGGAATATTTTCGCCACCGAGCTGAGAAGGCAGGTCATTCTGGTCATTATCGTCTGGCACTGAATGGGCAATGAGCTGACCGTCTTCAGTCTGATAGGCGGACTCAGTCATAATCCTGCCACCGCATGAAGCACACAGAGACAACATTGGTGCAGGACGAGATATAGACACAGGAGTGCTGAGTCCGTTCTTGAGCACTCGCAGCTTCTGGCAACCAGATACTGAATACTTCAGAACGCCAGCACCTTCAGTGAGATCAGCCCCACAGTGAGGACACTCAAGGGGATACACGTTCCTCCGAACGCTATTGATATCATTCATCGTTTTCTCCTCCCACGACGATCAGCTTCTTAGCGAAAAGCGTATCGTCGTTACCGCTGTTTTTGCTTGCTCTACAGAAGAACGAATTTCCGCTCTTCAGCTGATTGCCATACTCTTCGAGGATGTCCCCTCCGATGTAAACACCGATCACGCCTGTCGAATCGTTGAGCTGAATGACAGCAGACTTCTTACCGTCGTGATTCTTCTTCTTGACAGACGTGATTACACCGCGCACATAAACGGCGCCTGACTTACCTTGCAGCGAATCAATATTCGTCCACGGGATTTCCTTGTATCCCGCAATGCGGTCAAGATGAGCCAGAGCCTGATGGTTAACAGGAAGCGGATACCGATTGCGCCACGTCAGATAGTCTTCATCCCATGGGCGATTAGCTGCTCCCAGCAGCCCCAACACCTGAATGGATTCCTGCACACGCTTGTTCACGACACGACGAGTCACGCGATTATACAGGTCATCGAAGTCTGCATATGGTCTGTGTTCAAGGATATCGTCTACGGCTTTGTCACCCATGCCCTTGATATGCGTTAGACCGAGTTTAATGGCTTTTACGCCACGTTTGTTCGTGACAATACGGCTTTCACGTCCACTATGATTGATGTCTGGCAAAAACACTTTTACGCCATGCTGGATGGCATCTGTAAGCGCAGAACGGAACTTGTCATCCTCATGCTCGCAGTTCATCAGAGCGCAGTACCACTCGACTGGGTGATAATGCTTGAGCCACATGCACCAGTAGCCAATCTGAGTGTACTGGAATGCATGAGACTTGTTGAATGCATATGAACCAAAGTGCACCATCTCTTGGAACAGATTACGAGCATCGTACTCGCTCATGCCATGGGAAGTGGCACCTTCAAGGAATGCAGGGAGCTCCTTGTTGAACACAGCGACGCCTGGTTGACGCTTAATCATCTCACGCATTCGGTCTACGCCATGAGGATCATAGTTGCCCAGCTGTCCGAAGATGAGCATAATCTGCTCCTGATAAACGAGGACTCCTTCAGTGTCCTTCGTGATTTCGTCATAGATGGGATGAAGAGACGGCACCTCTTCACGACCAGCTCGACGGTCAACGTACTTCTGGAACAAACCAGAACGCATTGCTCCTGGACGGTACAATGCGTTGACAGCCACGAGGTCATCGAACGAATCGACAGGAATTTCCTTGAGCAGTCCAGTCATCCCCTGAGAGTTGAACTGAAATACGCCATTAGTCTTTCCCTCGTGGAAGTCTGCCAGGATTGCAGGATCTGCGTAGTCAAGAGCCAGCAGATCATCACGAGTTATGCCACTCAAGTCGCAGGTCTCTCGAATGATGCTAAGTGTCTTGATGCCGAGGATGTCGAGCTTCAAGAATCCCATAGCCATACACTCATGACCATCGAACACCGAGCACTTAACACCATTGCGAACATCAAGCGGCATAGCATCTGTGAGCGGGAACGGACTGACCAGAACACCGCTAGCATGCACGCCGCGCTGTCGCTTGCGATTCAGAAGAAGCTTGCATGCAGGCTCAAAGTCTGGGTACTTAGAGCACAGCTGCTTGCCAGGAATCGTATTTTCAAGAATGTCGGTAACAATAGCGAGAGACGATGCGAGCTTCTGGCTTCCCTTGTCTCCTGGAGTGACGAGGGAAGACGCCTTGTTCACTTCTGCACGAGGAATATCCATGCATCGTGCAAGGTCTTGCATCACCATCTTCTCCCCGAGATTGCCGTACATCCCCATCGAGGCGACGTTCGCTTCACCATACTTTTCGATGAGATAATCCTTGATTTCCTGTCGACGCGAATCCTCGAAGTCCAAGTCGATGTCTGGCGGCTCCTCACGTCCTGGTGCGAGGAATCGCTCGAACATAAGGTCGTGAGCGACTGGGTCAGGGTCTGTAATTCGGAGAGCAGCGCAGACAAGGCTTCCACCAGCTGATCCACGACCTGGACCATAGAAGATGCCACTTCTTCGAACGAATTCAAGCATGTCGTCAATGAGGAGAAAGTATCGGACGAATCCCTGCTCATGAATGTAGTTGAGCTCGTATTCGAGTCGTTCGATATATCTTGAGTCATCGCGCTTCCCGTCCCACTTTGGCTGAGCCATTCCAGCATACGTAAGCTCACGCAGTTTCTCATATTCCTCGTCATCAGACAGACCAGGATACGGCTGAGGGGTGAGCGACTTCCACTGTGGCATCTGGATGTCAACCATATCGCATACCTGCACCGTGCCGTCAAGCGCACGACCAATGTCCATCTGTGTGAGATATGGATGATTCGCTAGAAGCAGACCACCCATCTCGTTGCGAGTCATAGGGTGGAAGCAGTTGTCATCGAATTCCCACACCTTACCTTTTGAACCAGTACCGAGGTAATACTTGTGGTACTGCTGCCAGTCTCGAAGGTAATGCGAGTCTGGAGTGGCGACCAGAGGCAGTCCAAGCGTATTCGCGACTCTGATGGCAGTCATGTTGATAGGAGTCTGCTTGTCAATTTTCGTCGGCATGATCTCCATGAAGAAGCGACCGTCGAAAATCTCTGCCATCTGCATACCAAGCTTGAGAGGGTCTTTCGACTTCCCGAACATCGTGTCCATGCAACCAGACAAGCAGATGACGTCCTCGCTGCACTCCTTAAGCCAGCTGGGCTGAATGCGAGGACGATTGTAGAAGCCATCTGTCCAACCCTTGGTAGACAATCTAAAAAGGTTCTGGCAACCCTTCCAGCTCTTTGCAAGCAGCGTTACATGGCTTCTACGCTCTCCCTTGACGTGTTTGCTTGCATCAGGGACAATGTAAGCCTCGATGCCTACAATCCCCTTAATTCCAGCCTTAGAAGCCGCCTTAAGCAGAGCATATCCAGATCCCATAGCGCCGTGATCCGTGATTGCGATTCCAGGCTGACCGTGCTCGACGACCCAATTGACATAATCGTCCACACGAGGCATGCCATCCAGCAAAGAGAATTCACTATGGCAATGAAGGTTCACGAAATTGTCTTTCATAACAGGTTCATCTCCTTCAAGTCTTTCACGATAGCCTTACAAATATTGCTTGCAGACGTCTTACTCTGATGAAGCGTCAACACGGGAACGCCAGCATGAGCAAAGCACTCAGATGCTGCTAGCATACGATGCTTCTGGTAGACGAGATCATCGTATCCCCAGCCAGCTTTGCGTACATCTGGGTCTCGCTCCATGCAAGTGTCGACGTCTGTGTCCAGCATTACGATGACAGGCTTGACTTCCTTAATAACCTGTGCAAGGTACTCAAGGTTTGGATCTGCACGCTGTTGATAAGCCCAGCAGGAAAGCGTAGTCCTGTCGAGGATTGCGTCTGCTCCAGCTAGGTCGAGAGCCTGAATCGCTACCGCTGCGACCTTCCAAGAGTCTCGGTCGAAGCGCGGAGCTGAGTGACGATGATTGATGTGGACATACTCATACGGCTCAAGCATGTCCTTGTTCAGATCGAGAACAGGGAAGCCCAGTTCCTCACTCAGACGAGCTGCAAGCGTAGACTTGCCTGCACCATCAATGCCTTCAATAGAGATAATCATCGTTCATCCTTCCACGGTTCATTCATTCCAATAAAGTGACATGCTGCATCGTACAAAGTGCGAAAACGATGTACAAACGGTGCACCAGTTCTGTTGTACGGACGGTCAACAATGTAGCACTGGACGGTCTGCTTACCAGCGAATTTGACAAGATTCTTAGGATCGTCGTCAAATATCGCCAGCACGTCATCCACGTCATAATGATCATGAACGTAGTCGAACTTCTCCTTTGTGAACACTAGTTCACTGTACTGAAGGTCGTGCTGCTTAAGCCAGTATTCTGTGTCCTCACGGATATTGTCGTACTTGTCAGCAGGACGACTGGAGATGATGACCACATCATACCACTGGGACAAACGCCTCAATGCGCCATGCGTGCCTGGAATCATGGTCATATTACGCTTGTGACCTTCCACGCGCCACCGACGCTTAAGCTCAGCGTAGTCTGCATCATCAAGACACAGAATCTCGTTCAGATGGAGCGATGTCAGGTCGTTCGGAGACGGACTGAGCTGACCGTTGGTAGCCCATCGCAGGAAGTCACCTCCGTAGTCCGCCATAACGTTGTCAAGGTCAACAAAGACCATCTTTCGGTTCTGATTCTTCACAGATGGTGCCCCCAATCCGCTTATGTAGCCGTACTCATCGATCAGTCCTCTGTACCAATCGATGAAGTAATGAACGTCTTTACCGTGACCGATGTAAATGGACGTGCTTGGAAATTCGTCCATGATGACTAAAAAGCCGTGATCCCCTTCAGAATCAGGTTTCGACATTTTCAATGAATGACCTTTGTAGCTATCTACAATCACATACTCGTTCATCACTTGCCAAGTCCCATCTTCTCAAGACGAGACAATGCGTCGTAGTACGCCATATGAGCCATATACGTCGAGTCCCATTTACCATACCTTCCGACCAGAAGAACGTTCTGCTGGTAGTTGTAGAACTCAGCCTTACCGTCCACCTTAATGACCTTGTGAGCACCTTCAACAGGTCGCAGATACTCTGTCTGCTCAACACCACCGACTCTGCTGTAACGTGTCCAAGGTGCATCAATATCAACGTTGTAGACGATGATATTTTCTGGAGTTGAAGCCCAGCTGTCGTGATTCGGATACGGACTACAATCGGACACATACATCTCACGATACGAGCACTGAGACTTCGAGTGAGGATAAATTTTGTTCAGAGGCGCCGTGTTGATGACGAGGTCAAACTTACGAGACAGACCTCGCATGTCGCTAGGCAGCACTTCGTCCTCTGTGATTCGCATACCCTGGAGCATACCCCATGCGTCCATCCAGTTGTATGCCGTGACAGTTTTCACTGAACGATGGATGGAATTATTCGTCTTGGAAGCTCCAGTCTTAATGGCATACAGATCAGCCATAGCCCTCTGGTCTGCCTTGTTCCAACGCATGAACTTGTCACCGTATCCTACGAATGCAGTCTCGATCTCAATAGGCTTCAACGGGAGTCCGCAATTGTCGTGAAGATAGCGAACACCATGACCTGGATTCGGCTTAGTGGCAGATAGAATGGTCGGCATAATGCCTTTGTCCATACAAGCCTTTGCTGCAAGCAAACCTGTCATGCCTGCACCGATGATTGCCACACTCATTGATTCCTCATTTCTTCCAGCAATTTAATGAACATCGGCGTCTTTCGAAGCGTACCACGGCTCAGCCTTACAAGGCGATGGCTCGAGAGATATCTAGTGATATTCGCCGAATCTTCTCTCGTCATGCCACAGAAGTCTTCGATATCCTGCCTCTTGAACTCGTCATACGATGACAAGAACTGGAACACAAGAGGCTCATCTTCCAGCCACTTAATCACGTCATCTCGAGAAGCTCCAAGCGGTTCGTTCTCCTTGGCACGAGCATCGCTGAACTGCTTGTATCGGAACGAGGACTTCTTGTAACACTCGTCAACAAACTGTGCAGCAGCTTCGACGTGCTCCTTCTTCACAAGCAGTCGATTTCCGTCATCCGTTGAGAACAAACGAGCTGCCCATGCCGCTGCCATTCGAGCCAGCTTAACACGGAAATCTGCGCTCTCGACGAGAGGAATCTCTGAAGTGTACCCCTCGCCCATCTTAACAGACAACTCGTAAATAAGCTTGCGAGCCTGCTTGGAGAACAAAACGTCTTCAGGTCGACGAGACCATACCCACATAATCAGATTGTGGCACAGCTCGCTTGTATATACATGCGGCACTTCTTCAGGAGTGTTGCTGTTGATTACCTTGGAATCAACGTCCTCACTTGCAGAAGAAACAACCAAATCGAAGCGGGAAATATCCTCAGCCTTACCAATCAGCTGAGGTATGAACTCAACAGGATATGTCCTGCTGGAAACGTTATCTCCGTACCTAGGGTTGGAAATCCAAATAAGGCGTGTACGTGCAAGCGCACGCTCAGTCTGGATTTTCGTGATCTCTGCGACGCCACTGGAACGAATGCCAGACATGTTCGCAATCTCGTCCTGAGTGAGACCGGACGCCTCATCGATAACGACCAGTCGACGATCGTTCAGAGGAATCTTTCCCCATGTGATCTGCCAGCGCTTGTTGACTTGTTGCAGACCACCGACAAGACCTGCATACGAGGATGCCTCGCCAGTAACGAACTCTCCGAGCCTGTAGTGTCGCATGAGCTGCTGGACGGTTTCTGTCTTACCTGTGCGAGTGTCCCCGAACAGGAGAACCTCAAGCCATCCGCGCTTCAAAGGCTTGCCATCGAAGTCAAAGCGCAGCAGAGAATGATATGCCAAATCAACAGCAATGTGGACATCGTTCCTGCCATAAATTGAGGTCACATTCGTAGACAGATCACGAACGATTTCGTCCATTTTCTGTCGGACGGTCTGACCCTCTGCAGGCTGGAATACACTGAGCTCATTTTTCAGGTTGTCGGACATCTCGAATGAGCTGATATCGTCCTCGCTCCACTCCTTGTCGTAGAACAAATGAGTGGCATGCTGCGTGGAAGAGTCTGGCACGGTTATACCAGTGAACACGTAGCTCTTACCAGCCTGAATACCGTGATCTACGATACTGACATGGCGAGTCACGTAGCTCTGGTTCTCGTCGTTCCAGCTAAGCTCAGGAATGAGGACAAGGTCTTCGATGTTGACATTGTCAATCACGTCCAGATCTACGGTGCAGTCACCGAGCGCACCTGCGAACTCTTTCATTTTCGTACGCTGAACAGAGTCGCTCAGACCTCGAAGCTTCATGAGATTCGGAGAGTCCTTCGGAATGTTCACTTCCAGCGTGCCACCTGCTATGCCAATAGGGCAAACAGTACACTTCTTCTTGTTCGCTGAAGCACAGCGGACTACATATCGATCTGGAACGATATAAGGCTCCAGATCTTTACCTGCAACAACCGCTGCAGTACGAATACGCTTGCCTGCATACTTTGCAAGGGATGCCTCGTGAAGAGGGACGTCGTATATTTCGTTGTCGTCCTCGTCACGAAGAGTGTTGCGAGGAACTGTTTTATCGATAAGGTGCTGGAAGTCATCGCGAGTTGCACCATAGCCAATCACCCAGTCCGTCACGTCTCCGTTAGACGGTTCAGAGATAGGTAGATTCAATATACGAACGGATGAAGCGATATGCTCAAGGTTGTTCGCCACATTGACCATGCCGTTCTGACCAGCCTTGTCAATGTCGTAGCAAATGTTCACCTCACGACTGTGGAACAATTGATTCCACTCAGGCTTCCAGTTACCAGCACCACTGGTGGACGTGACCGCATTGAAGCCTAGCTGATGCATGAGGATACAGTCCATCTCACCTTCACACAGGAAGATGGGGTCATCGCTCCACAGCGATGGGTCTGGGAAAAGAGTAACGCCACCACGACCGCGCTCCCAGCTGATCACCTTAGAGGAATCACGCTTAGCCCAGTCGTACTGACGAATGTTATAGCAGCCTTCTTCATTGAACAGCGGGATAGTGATTCTACCATTGTGGTAGCCGAGTCTAAACTGACGGATAGTGTCGTCAGTGAATCCACGCTTGTTGTGAAGAAAATCTAGCACAGCCGAATTGCACCAGAGATTGTCTACCAAACCATCAATCACGATATCGGAGATTGGAGGGAGCTTCTTTTTGGGTCGCTTTGCGATCAGTTTGGGCTTCTTAGGCGATTCATCGCCGACTAGCTCAATTTCTACATCACCAACGAAACCGTGGTCGCTAAGCCACTTACAAGCTCCCTTAAAATCTGTGTCTTCATAAAGCTGGACGAATGTGTAGATGTCTCCCTTGAGACCGCATCCGAAACAAGTCCACAGACCAGTGTTAAGATTGATAGACATCGACTCGACGCTGTCGTTATGCCAAGGACACCTGACAGCAACTTCACCGCTGCTGTCAGGTGTCAGCTGCTGCCCAAATGCGTATTCAAAGTAGTCCTTGATGGACATATTCTGGGCAGACATTTCACATCCTATTCGAAGTCGAAATCATCGTCGTCATCGTCTGCGACATCGGTCACAGGCAGAGGCTCCTCCTTGGGAGCTGAAGCAGGAGTCTCGTCGAACGGAGGCTGCTCCTCGTCCTCTTCCTTCACGTTCTTAGGAGCCTTATCAGCCTTCTTAGCCGACTTCTTAGAAGCAGGCTTAGAAGTGGGCTTCGGAGCATCGGGCGCCTGAATCTTCGGCTTAGAGACACCATTCGTAGGAGCGAAACCCTTGATAACATTGCGCATCTGGTCGGTAGTGCCGTCTCGATCGTTCGCGTACTCATCAGGCTCGAGACCGACAGTCAGAATAAGCTCCTTGCCGAGCAGGTCATTCGGATTCAGCTGGAGACGACCCTTAGGAACGTCAATACCGCATGCCTTGAGCACCTGGACAAGACGCCACTTGGCATTGTCGCTGAGGGAGGTGTTGTCCCAAAGACGACGACCAGCAAACGGCTCACCTTCACAAATCTGGAAGCACCACTTCAGATAAGGCTTACCAGAATTCTTGCCGACCTCACGAGAAATCTCGAACACGGTAGCGCGATAGCGACCAGAATCAATCGGGTTGAAACCAGAACCCTCGTCCTCGTTACCAGTGAACTCACCCAAATCAAGCAAATCGACAGCCATTGCTTACTCCTCTCCGAAAATCAGGTTGTAAACCTCAGGGAACGTGGGATTGTCGATGACAGTACCGAGCATGCCAGAACGGTCTTTGGCGTAGTAGGCTCCGACAGGCTGAACCAGCATACGGCGCATAGGCTCGACTCCGTCATCGGTCTCGACATTGTCGACGTAAAGATAACCAACGATATCGACGTATCCGCAGACGTCTGCTGCAAGCTTGGAACTCATCTTTGGCATGGTCTTAACGGCACCAGTGACCTCGTTCTTCTCATCCATGGCGAGTGCCGTGAGAATGACGTTCATGTCAAGATCACGAGCCATGCGAATGAAGCGACGCATGCGCTCAGTGTTGTATCCCCAGTCTCCAACGGTGAGACCATCACCGTAGGGACGCTTCACCTCAGGATGGCTCTCGACGATATAGTCCATGAGCTTCTTCTGGAGCTCAGTGACAGAATCGATTACGAGCGTATTTGCCTTACCGCCACCATTCTCGTGGAGAGTACGGATGAAGTCCTCGATCTCATCAAAGGTCTCGAACTTCTTTTTGACGACCTTTTTAGACTTGATACGCGACTGGACAGAAAGGGAACCTCCCTCAACGTCCACGAAAATAGTCTTGTCGCCAGAGCAGCTGAACACGGTCTTACCGACGCCAGGGTCACCGTAAACGAGCATCTTAATGGTGTCCTTAGCCATTCTTAATCACCTTCTCAATCTTGTTGTCAGGGTTCTTGTTGGACTCCGACTCCTGCTTCACGTGGAAGCCTTCAACGCCTGCGAGCTCATGGAGGTCAGCCTCATTCATACGACCCTCCATCTCAGCAATGCAAATCGGACGGTACTCGCAGTCCCAAGAGCAATCTCGAGTGGGATTGCAATAGAAGCCATAACGGTCTGCATGCTTCATCGCCATGTACTGATTGTACAGCTGACGACCACACTCTTCAACTTCACGCTCGTTGCGATAGACAGCCTCACGATAGTGGTAGGGAGCTTTGGTGCGAGCGGAATACGGATCGCACTTCCTGAGGATGTTGTAGTACACACCGCACACGTCATAGCCCATCTGACGGAGAGCCCAGATATACTGGGTCACCTGGGTATCGGTGATGAGATGCTTGGTATCGAGCGTCTTTGCCGTTTTGTGCTCGAGAATGTACAGACGACCTTCACGCTCGACGATTGCGTCGACATATCCGATGAACTTACACCAGCTGAACTTGCCTGTAGGATTCGGTACGCGAACCTCGACCTTCAGCTCACTAGCGACTGGAGTGAAATCGTCATTGGGGGCAATCTCTTCGAAGTAGTACTTGAGCATCTGGCGACCCATGAACGAATCCTTGTCAAAACGCTCAGAGTCACCACCTGCGGAGAGAACCTCCGTAGCCGCCTCAGCGACCTTGTTGTCGTACATGGCCATAGCCATAGAAGCACGAACGTTAACGTCCTTGTCGTTGTTCTCGAGAGAGTAGAACTCTGCGAGGGACTCGTGGACGAGCGAGCCCAGCATCAGTGCGGGAGCCTTGTCGTTCGCAGTCAGCTGGTCGACGTAACGATACTCGTACTTACGAGGACAACGCCTGAAGCAAGCGAGACGACTGTTGCTTACGGTAATCACTGATTTTACCTCCTTTTTCTCAAATTAAGGTGAGCGATACAATTGGGTTATATAACCCTTCCCTTAGGTATTAAGTTGAGCGATACAATTGGGTTATATAACCCTTCCCTTAGGTATTAAGTTGTATTCATAATCACCTCTCCCTGTCCGTCGTCATTGTTCTAATATTATCCTCTATTTTCAAAGGAAAATATCCAGAAATTTAAAAATCTATTGATTTGTAGCAAGAACTGCGCTTTTGATGTTCGAAATAACAGTATCTACGGTCGCTTCCTTGTCGTTGATGTAGGCTTCGATGGTCTCGTCAACAGTGTCTGCAGTGATGAGTTTGTAGATGTCTGCACCATGGATATCGTTCATACGAGCGTAAATCCTGTCCTCAGCTTGGGCATTGTCGTCAGGTGTCCAGGCTCTGTCTGTGAAAATCATCTTGCTGGCAGCTGTGAGCGTCAATCCTGTTCCAGCTGCACCGATGGTGGCAATGAACACTTTCACTTTTGGATTGTTCTGGAATAGCTTCACAGCTAACTCACGTTGCTGTTTTGGAGTTTCGCCTGTGTATGTGACGCATCCGTACTTACGGAGCGTTCGCTCAACGGAGACCACCACTCTAGCCCAGTTGCTGAAAATGACGACTTTCTCGTCTTGCTCAACGCATATCTCCTGGACCATAGCTTCAAGTGTCTGGATCTTTCCGCTTGGTATAACCGTAGAGAATGCAGTCTCTGTCAAGCAATTGGCATCCGTGGCAATCTGCCTGAGACGCATGAGTCTACTGACTTCAGCAGGAGCGGTCACGAACACATTGTTCTCAACCTCAGCTACGTACTCATTAAGCATCTGGGTGTAGATTTTTGACTGCTTGTCGCTCATGTCACACTTTATGGTGTGGATGCGCTTAGGAGGTAAGTCGTGGATAACGTCGCATTTCCGTCTGCGGATCATATATTGACTGAGCTCGCGAGACAACAGATCGAGGTTTTGATAGCCTGATGCCTTCTTGCCAAAGTACGTCTGCTCGTAGACGACGTACGTAGGTATCCAACGCCAGAACGAGCTGTACTTCTTCTTGTCAATGAAGTGTAGCAATGCCCACACATCTGCTGGATTCTCTCGCATGGGGGTTCCTGTCAGTAGATACAGCTCGCGACTGCGATACGAAAGCTTGTTAACAATGCCATAGTTCGTGGCGTTGCCAGCCTTGGTACGAGCCTTGTGAGACTTGCACCTGTGCGCCTCGTCAACGATCAGGACGTCCCATTTGCGGTCGCACAGAACCTTGGCATTGCGCTCAAGCCGAGCCGCCTCGTAGTGGATGATGGTCCAACGGGACGTTCCAATCACTTGTTTTCCATCGTAGACTTCAATATCCTGACCTTGCCCCAGTAGGTCACATATCTCAGCTCTCCAGTTGTTCTGAAGCCCATTCAGGGTGATTATCAAAATATGTTGGTTGGTCTTCTGGGCTGCAGCGGCTATCGCCTGTATGGTTTTCCCCAGACCCATGTCGTCTGCGAGGATGCCTCGCTTGAGTTTACGGAGACCTTTGGCTCCTGCTTTCTGATATGGAAGGAGTGTCTTCCCCATGCTAAACCTCCTTCACCCAAACAGCATACATCGTGGTTCCACCTGCGAAGAAGTCATTGATGTCCTCAGAAAGCTCAATGGTATCGACTGTATTGGTGTGAACTTGATTCGACACGACTGTGGCTTCGATCGACGAACCGCGCTTAGCATCAATGCCACACCAGATCGACACCTTTGTTCCGATTGGGAACTTGTTTGTGGCACACGTGCTCTGTTCGGTGAGGGATGTGTGGTAGAATCCGTTCATTTTTGTGTATCCGTCTGGTGCAGCTGGGGTATCGTAAACGATTTCGGCTCTGCTTATCAGTTGAGTTTTGTATGCGTCTGACTGCTGATGTGGGAACATTTGATTCCAGACCCACATTACGAGAATCAATGCTACGACTGTCAGACAGATTTTCTTGAGAAGGTTTTTCATGGTATGCTCCTACTGGGCGGCTTTTTCTAGTGATACACATTCTGGGCATGAAGTCCCGTACTATCGCTTTTTGGTTCATAGTATCTGCACTTTGGGCAATGGACAGAGATTATACAGCACTGCAGCCTACCATTCACTCGCTGCAATCCGAACTCTCGCATATATGCGCGACACACTTCACCATGGATGCAAGGCGGGATTTTCTCTCGACCATTAGACATATTCATTTCCCCTCTATAGGCTATTGCAACTGACCCAGTACTGAGGAAGTACTGGGTCAGTAAGATGGGCTAGTTCAGCTTGAGTTTGAAGTCTGCAGTCTTCGAAACACGGTTCTTGAACTCGACAACGTAGGTGACCTTGCCAGTGTACTTGTCGTTCTTACGGACAATACGCTTGATGTCCTCGACCTTGGTACGCTTGTAGCCACGGTGAGCGCGAACTTTCTCGATGACCTTCTCGGGAGCGATGGCGCTCTTGGTGTCGTCGTCCATGCTGTTGATGCGACGAGCGTAGCTGAGCTCCTGTGCAGCCTCAAAAGCCTCAACATCATCGGTGTAGACGTAGCCGTTGCGGTTCCTCATGCGATACCAAACGTGGGACTCAACAACCTCGCCATCCTTGTTCCAGAGAGACGCAAAACTGTCGTCAGCAAAGTTCTGCTCGTATTTACGAACCTCAAGAATCTCGGCATCATCAAAACCATCGTATCCAAACTCATGGAAAACGCGAACACGGTAGGTGATGCCGTCCTTGGTGAGGTCTGCCTTGAAATCGTCACCCTGAGAACCTGCCATTGTGCCGAAATTGAAGACGAAACCGTTTGCGATGAGCTCGTTGACCTTGGCAGTGGCGATAGCGGCGATATCGTTCATGTTCTTGACGTTCTTCATTGTTGACTCCCTGTCGTAGTTGTCGAACTTCCTGACGACGTTGTTATCGCTCAAGATTGTTCAACTTCTATCGAGAATTCGAAAAATATTGAAAATATTTTTACATGAGGTCGTCCCAACCATCAAAATTTATGTCTCGTTTGTCTATCTCTTGGAGGATGTTTGGGTCAATATCTATGCCACCAGACTTCTTCTTGTGTGATACGCCTTCGACATCAAACGCCATAGAGATTTTTGATATCTCGCTTTTTACGTACGATTCGAATCCTAAGTCGTCATTGAGTTTGTGCTCTGTCAGGAAAAGATCATATGATTCCGATGCAGACAAATCGTCTCTTATGCGATTTGTCCAAGTCGACATAGCTTCTGCTGGTCGGTAGCTTCCGACTTCTTGAATGAATTGGACAGCATACCTTCGGATTTCATCGTCCACTTTCAGCCACGACATTGCAAACATCTTGAGCGTAGCGTCGTCTCCGTCAACATACTTCCATATGCCACAGCCACGACCCTTAATCAAGCGACCTTCACTCACCAGTTTATTGATTATTTGAAGCGCTGTTTGGGGAGTGACATTCGTGAATTTCACAATCCCTGTGACAGACACAGTATCTGCATAAGCAGAGAGATACCCTTCAAGCATAGGGTACTCTGTCTTCAAGGCTTCGAAAGTATTTCCAGACAATTCCTCGATGTCTGCGTTCTTCCATCCAGTGCGAGCACAATCAATCATAAACTTGTTAACAGATACTCCATTTTTGTCTGCTGCAGCGGCTATCTTCTTCCAGACGCTGCCGTTTGCTTTGATGGCGATGCTGTACCTGCCATTGTCCTTCATCTCGTGGATTTCCATATTATTCCTTTCTGTCGGAATCGTACAACATTCATATTATCTCTCTGTTTTCACGCAATCTCATTGAGAATCACGTATTTTTACCTGAGGATAGAGATATTCTCTCTCTCTCTCTAGGTTAACGTCAATCAATTTTTCAAAAGGTGAAAACCGATTGAGTGCTTCCAATCGCCCACGTGATTTTCTCTATAATAGATCATACCTAAAAGAACACTAGACTCGAAGGGAGAGAGAGAGAGAGAGAATATCTCTCTCCTCAGGTAAAAATACGTGATTCAGAATAGAAAAAGAAAACCTCTCAGGCACGGCAAACACCTGAGAGGTACACAACTGCATATGCAGGATGTGTCGTTATGCTTCAGGCTTTTTGCGGACTTTGAGCTGTCCAGACTCTGTAGCGTAAAGCTCCAGGTCTCCTGTGATCATCTTTCCGTCCTTGTCAATGACGTAATTTTCGCCATTGACATTAATCGTAGAATCTTTTACCATTGCGCCTGAATCGTTGAGGTAATACCAAGACCCTTCGTACATAAGCCATCCAGTGGCCATTGCGCCTGAATCGTTGAGGTAATAACGATTGCCATCGACATCGATCCACCCTGTTGCCATAGCACCAGAGTCGTCTAGGTAATACCACTTACCGTCAACACTAACCCAACCAGTCGCCATGGCTCCAGAATCCGTAAGATAATACCATTTATCGTTGTCTAGAATCCAGCCAGTCTGCATCCAGCCTTCAGAATCAAAGTGGTACCACTTGCCATCGATCGGTTCCCATCCGTTTGTCGTATAAGAACCATCTGAATGGCGATACCACCATTTATCGTCTTGATTCACCCAGCCTGCACGTTCGGTCTGCGTTCCAGTCATTACATCGTACCAATACTGAGCACGCTTCATGTATTTGTCATGGTACGATGTTCCCTCCTTAAGAGGTCCAGGGCAACTGGTGGAGCTGAAGTGGCAGTGAGGAAACACGTTGACCATCCACTCTGGACGACCAAGACCGTAGTACTTGCAGATTGCAGCGCACAGATGCGCACCATTCTCGATACAAGCATCCGTCATGGAATCACCCTTATTGGCATGCTCAATACCGATGGACTTTTGATTTGCAGCCCAGTTTCCTGCGTGCCATGCTGTGTCGCCATCCCAGACGAGTTGACCTATGCGTCCAGACGATTCCACCTGATAATGGGCAGAAGCCTCACGAGTCTGCCATACGCTATAGCATCCTTCTACGGTAAGATCTCCGCAATTGTAGTGAATGACAACAAACTGGATGTCATTACCGCCACGACCCTTGGTGAAGTGTTTCGTGAGAATTTTGTTCACATCTGCGTTGAGATTCTCAAAATCCATTATTCGTTCACCTCATCAGAGCGCTTGACATTTCCTTTGAGATAATCTCGTGCGAGAGCAGACTCACTATCAGACGTACCGCTAGTGGTAGGATCAGTAATGCACGCCCACAGACTAGCGATCATGGAGACCACCACAACAGGATTCTGAAGCCCAGAGACGATAGTCTCTCCGAGCTTGACCCAGCTGGTCATATCCTCCCACTGGGCACCAACGCCCACGATAAGAGGGAGCACGATAGCGCAGATTACCTGTGCCCAGAAGACGGGATTCTTCAATCGCACTCCCCAGTTGATGTTCAACATTTTTCCTCCTAACAGAGCTTTTCTTTTATTTCGTCGATACGTTTCCATATCGAAGATTGATCTTCTTCCAACTTTATGAGTCGTCGTTCATGGTCAGACATCATGCTCTTTGTTTGACGCAATTCGGCTTTGATGTCGGCGACGTCGCTGCGCATTTCCTTGAGATTCTCATCAATGCGGACGATACGTTCGCGCTCGTCGCCGACACTTTTGGTTTTGCCTGAAAAAATGGCGTACAAGACTCCTGCAAATGAGGCTATCCCAAAAAGCAGATAGAATGCGTCGCGTAGCGGGATGTTAGAATCTAGCACGCCATCTCCCATCTGATCTACTTGTACGAGTCGACAAGCACCTTGACCTCAGCCATGCAGTCTAGGGTTTCCGCATCCGCATCCGCACGCATTAGCGTTGAAATACGGATTGTACCCAGCGGTAAACGTGGTGGAGTTCGGATAACGGACAACGCCACAGAGAGCAGACTGAAGCTGCAGCTGGTTCACCTGACCCTGGAGAGCTTCAATCTTGTCCTTCTGGATAGCATCGAGCACCTTCTGGACAGCAGCAGTCGTGTTCGCATTGATAGATGCGGTGTTCTGAGCCGCATTGTAGTTCACGCCATCGATGGCACGCTGAGTCTCGCAACAACAAGTAGCAAGCTGCTGAGAGGCGGCTGCAGCATTGTTAGATGCCTGCAGCTGAAGGTTCGCCTGACCGAGTGCGACCTCCTTGCCGAGCTGACCGATGTTGCCCTGCAACTCGTAGCCGAGGTTGCAGATGCCGTTGCCGAGCTGCATAGTCTGCTGGGTGTTCTGATCAGACAGACGACCAACAGCATTCTCAAGGTTGTTGAAGTTCATGGCATTGCACAGACCTGCCTCAGTGACAGGCTCGCCATTCGCACCACCACCTCGATTCCAGCCGGCGCCGAACATGAACAGGAACAGCACGATAATCCACCATGCACCGTTGCCGTCCCAGCCATCGCCGTCATCGTTGCCACGAGTGACAGCGGCGATGTCAGACAAGCTCATGTTTTCCATTTTGTTCTCCTTTCGTAGAACCTTACTATGTCCATTCTATGCGCAGAATGAATGGCTTACTTAATGCCAAGAACCTTGGCGATTTCAGATGCTTGTTGCTTAACAGCATCAAACTCCTGCTGAGTTATTCCTCGCTCCTTGATAAGCTGCTCCACTTGAGCTTTGGCTTGCTCGGGAGAAGTCGTCTTGATAAACTCCATTAAGTGGGACATTTGAGACAGAGGGGACTGCTGCTGGGTCGACCCTAGGTTGGGCTTGAGCGGGTTGCTGGAATTGCCCAGCATGTTGAATAACTGATTCATATTGCTCCTTCAGTTGCGCTGACAGTTGTGCCGAGAACTGTTCGAACTCTTGACGAGTGACGTACTCCTGGGTAGCCTCAGCTTCGACCTTTTTGAATTCAAACTCGGAGACAGTCGACACGCCAGCCATGTCCGTCTCCTTCAGGTAGAACCTGTCCTTTTCCTTGTCCATCAGGAGAGCCTTCGAACCGAGCGGAATAGTACAGTTCTTAGCCTCTTCGATTCCACTGACAAATCGAACGCCTTGAATACCTTGCTGTCCTTGAGCAGCCTGAGGCGTCTGAGGTTGCCAGTTTGGCATAGGAGTCATCCCCTGCCAAGGATATTGATATTGTCCCATTAAATAAGGCTCGAACATGTCTTCTCCTTTCTACGGATAACGTTATTATAACTCTTTAAAAGTCCATCAAAAATCGCAATAAGGATAACACACATAGAAATTAACAAATTCATCGGCTCCTTGAGGTCCATTTGTATAGATCCACAAAGTGTCGCCTAAGTTGTCGTCTTTACCGTATGCCATCAACCATATAGATGCGGTATTATTAGGTATGCTTCCTCCAGTTTTAGACAGTGTGGCAGGATACCAGGTCGGAAATTCAGGACAGTATTTTCGAGGAAGATGTAAATGCCAGGATTTTGAGATTCCAGAAACCGCACCGTAGATGAATACCATTCCAGCAAACACTCTGTATTTTACGCGACCGAAAGTACTGTCTTCATAAAGTGTTTTCCAGTCTTCAAAGCGCATAGCCTTGTATACGTCTAGACTTTTTACAGGAGCTCCGTTTCCTCCAAAAAGATACTTGTAAGCGTCTAATGTCAGGATGCCATCTTCATATGTGCCTCCCTCATTTTTGATATAAAGTCCCGGATTAGCTCCCTCTGACGTTCCTGCGCCAGCGATTGCACCTACCAACTTTTTGCCGTGGATGATGATTCCTGCATTTGCGTTATCTGCAGAAGATGCTACTGGCTCAATCCATCCTCTTGTGCCATACAGATACACTCTCGAATCGAGACTATCTGTACCGAGGTACGCGGTTTTAGAATTGAATACGATACTACCGCTCGCTGTCAAAACCGCATCGTCATCTGTCAGCGTAAGGTTTGCAAGGTTGTTGCCTACGACAGTTCCGCTGCTTCCCCTGAGGCCGACCAACTCACCAAACAGTGCCAAAACAGACGAGCTAGAAGACGAAACCGTCCCTATCTCACCGAGTCCTCCGCACATACGGATAATAGATGTCTGAGAGTTCGAACCGAGACCAATCTCATTTGACTTGAAAAATGCTACCTCGACTGCACCTTGACGGATATGAAATCCATTTCCGTCGATCAAAATATTTGGTCCAGCGGTGGCATTATTCGGTTTAGTCGTAACGTGAGCACCGCTGTTGTCTGTCCAGAAGTAGTAGTTGATCTTCTCAACTTTGTTTGCAGCTCCATTCGCAGTCTCGTTCGCCTTATTAATAGCCTTAGCGAGTATGGGGGTGGTGGTTGTGACTGTATTGTTGGTCCACGTCACTTGTGAGCGCGTCCAGATATATTTCCCCTCAGACCACTCAGGCTGATTCGTGCTCCAAGACCCGCCACTTTGTGTAGTGCTACTGGTGGACAGGTAATACTGTTCTACAACAGTCTTAACGCCGATTCCCGTATTACCTTGTGGACCTCGTAAACCTTGTGCACCTTGTGCACCTTGTGCACCTTGTGGACCCTGTGGACCCTGAATCAGACTCCAAGTGTAGTCTGAAGCGACAGAGGATTCAGTCTGGACTCTTTTGTTGTATGCGAGACCTATGTACTTCTTGCCAGACGGATTGTCAGACATTCCTCCTCCAGAGGCATTGTCTGCATACTTAATCCACGTATATAACGTGGAACCGTCTTCACCTGCAGGACCAGGAACACCCTGCTCACCTCGTGGACCTTGTGCACCTTGTGCACCTTGTGCACCTTGTGGACCCTGTGGACCCTGAATCAGACTCCAAGTGTAGTCTGAAGCGACAGAGGATTCAGTCTGGACTCTTTTGTTGTATGCGAGACCTATGTACTTCTTGCCAGACGGATTGTCAGACATTCCTCCTCCAGAGGCATTGTCTGCATACTTAATCCACGTATATAACGTGGAACCGTCTTCACCTGCAGGACCAGGAACACCTTGTGGACCTCGTAAACCTTGTTCACCTTGTTCACCTTGTGCACCTTGTGGGCCTCGTAAACCTTGTTCACCTTGTGGACCTTGTGGGCCTCGTGGACCTTGTGCACCTTGTGCACCTTGTTCACCGACGATTTTAGACCATGTGTAGTCAGAATAGTTCGAAGACTCTGAAGGCGTAGTCTTGTTGTAGGCTAGACCTATATAATCTTTGCCATCAGGAAGGTCAGACATACCACTGGTGGGAGTGTCTGCATATTTAAGCCATGTGTATCTGGGCTGACCATCCGCTCCAGGCTCACCTTGTATTCCCTGTGGACCAATTTCACCCTTCATAGAAATCGAATAGCTAACTGTGGATTTGCCATCGGTATATGTGATGGTCGTCCTCGTCCACAAGTACTGACCTGCATCCAAAGACGGCGGTGAAGTCAACCAGGCTCCTGTGGGCGCTGTCGTGCCAGAATTGGAGGCTTGATACCTTACTTCAGACCCAGACACTCCGATACCGTCGGTTCCGTCTTTACCATCGGCACCAGGAGCACCAGGAGCACCAGGAGCACCTTGCCGACTTACGGAGTATCCATAAGACACGGTAGAGTCTGTATACGTAAATTGGGTGCGAGTCCAGAGATACCAGCCTTCTTGCACACTAGGAATGGCTGTAAGCCACTCTCCTGTGGGGACTGTAGTGCTCGACTGCGACGATTGATACTTGACTTCAGTGGAAGCTATTCCCCTTCCAGAAGTTCCGTCTCTGCCGTCGACACCGTCTCTGCCTGCTGCACCCTGAATACAAGTCGGGTCTGAATATGAAAAACCGTCGGAGGTATACGTCACAGTGCGCTGCCACATGTACATACTCTCTTGCCATTCTGGTGCCGTAGTGGACCAACCAGACTCAGGAGGTGTCGTCTGCGACTCTCCGAGAGCATACTCGACGTCTACGCCTTGGATTGGAATCTGCGAGCCGACAACATTTATCTCGTCCGACTTTTCAGACACATTGTGATTTGGCGTGCCGTCTTCGTTACAGGTCTCATCCTCAGCTGTGGCGTATACGGCGCCTTGAACACCCTCTCCGAGACTTTTGTACGACAGATCGCCCTTTGACGTGAGTTCGCCTATCACATGGACTTTGCCCTCTGTTTTCAGATACGCACGGACGCAGTAGAAATCTGACGGCAATCCGCCTTCGAGTTCTCCACTCCAGGAGACATACAAAATGCCTCCGACAGATACGGCTGAGATACCAAGAGGTTTTCCTGGTGCCACAGTGTCTCCGACATTCTTTGCGACAGAATAGCCGTCCTTGTTTAGGACTCCATATACATCTTTTGAACCGTTTGAACGGTGAAAAGATATGGTGCCTGTTGGAGCGGTATTTTGACCGTTTATCTTTTTGTGAGCCTGAACAACGGAGCGAGCCATGTTTTCATAGACGGGACTCATGCCAGGAAGAACAAGTCTGTTCATTTTCACCCTCTCATTAGTAGGATACGGATCTCATAACGCTGAAGGTCAGAGACACTTTGTCTGTGCTGTCGCCTTCCATGCGAAGAATCCTTGTTGTATAGATACCGTCTGATAAGCTGGGATGATCTCTGATGTCTATGTCGATAAGATCTCCTGGCCATACCATCCCCATAAATTGATCTTCAAAATCGTTAATGTGTACAGACCCCTTCATCTGGCACAGAGGGTATTTTGAAGATTCAAGAGTCCCTTCTGAGTGCCTTCTTAGGAGGTCTATATTGTCCCAACTGGTGTCTGAGATAACAGATTCTATGATGGGCCACGGGTCTCTCGTTTGGCAGAGGGACAGATCTTGTGCGAGATGGCAAAGCGTCGAATCGTCTTGACCTGCTCCAGTCCCATACACTCGCATTGATGGTCCGATATTCGACACCTTTAATCCTTCAATCAGACCTCTGCCATTTGAAAACCAGGTGAGCGTTCTTTTCGCGTTGCTATTGACCAGCTCATGCTCGCTGTCTGTTCCAGCTTCGAACCTCAGCCTTATGTTGTTTTCCTTTTTGTATGGGACAAACCTCATCTCGATACCGTCTTGAACATTGGTTATCTCGTTGAGGAGTTTGTCCGCTGCATTGTTAGACACATTATAGCCATAGTAAGTCCTCTGGTGGTTTCCCGCCTCACCATCGTATTGAGTGTCTATCGGCAGTCCTCCAGAAGGCTTTTCTCGTGTGCATTTCCGTATAATGTCTGCAGCTATCCCCCTGAGGGACATATTGTTGTAAGAGATGGTGTCGTTTGTGGTTCCTCCGTAGGATTTGCCAAACACATTTTCTCTCACAAGATATCGACTTGACAATATGTCTTGGATAGACAAGAGGCTAAAATCGGTACAGTCTTCAGAGTCGACTCTGTATCCTATTGTGCCAAAAATGATAGGTGTATCGTCCCACATTAGAACGATAGACCTTTTCATGGGATACAGAATGCTGTTTCGTCCCTCTGGCGTGTTAGAAGGAACGGAAGCCCACGGAAGACTTATCTGCGACAATCCGTCCTCACCAATGTTTCTTCTTGTGTTGGTAGACAATGAAGAATCTGACACACTCATGTACCATGAAAAACTCTGAAGGTCTATGGGGGTGATCATAAGTCCAGACATGGTGTCGCAGACGTAAGCATTCCACATTATTCTATCACTCCAGAATCGACGACAACGAGCCTTTGTCCTGGCCACGCATCAGTTTTATAATCCAGCCAGATATCTGAGGCGGGAGCTGTTTCAGATCCCCACAATCTAGCGGATATTGTGTGAAATCCAGCAGACACTTCGACAAGATCCTCAAAACAGCATGTCGTTGGAGTGTCTGGGTAATTCGTAAAACGAAATGCACTTTGAACGTTACCATCGAGCATCCAGTCGACATATCCAGATCCGACCCAGTCATGGGTACTCGGATGCCATGCCCATGTGGTCTCTGTCAGCTTTACAGACAAAAGTCTGTCTGTCGGTACATAGATTCGTCCGCTGGCATATGTGTATGCAGACCCCTTATACACCCCTTTATACGAGGTGTCTGTTTTATCGAGAAGAACACCAACGGAAGCTCCATACGGTATAGCATATGCTCGTTCGGAGATCACATAAGCATTTTGGGTGCTTGTTGCTCCTGCAGGAAGCAACATATGCGCTATTGGTGTCGCGTCAGAGGGGATTTTTGGTTCAACAGGAGAAGACGATGGCGTTCCTTGAGATACACCAATCGTAACGAGATTATCCTCGTCACCATTCTGAATGTCATGAGATGTCAACCAAATAGTGTCTATACGCGATTGGCCAGACGTGTTTGACTGAACGGAAGGAGTGTTCCCTCCTGGATAGTATGCTAGGGTATAGCCGTCAGACTCTCCTTTGCTGCAGGTGGCAACACCACTATCTACAGTATAATAAAGAGACGATGTGCCTTTGACATTGAGACCTTTAACTACGCCTTTGTTTTCAAAAAGACTGCCGATGATCTTTCTCATTTCGAGTGCTGAAGTACCGACTCCAGAATTACTTTGAGGAACTCCCAACGCTACAGACATTTTAACCTCCTAGATGTACGAATCATGGACTATGACTTCGCACGTTCCTACGCCATACGCTAAAAAAGATAGAGACAGATCACCTTTTGGCGAAACGGTAGGAAATCCCCTTTCAGACAGATTTCTTGTCACGTCTACTCCGTTTGAAGATGCTGTTCTCTTGTTGCAATTCATTATAATGGGTGCACCCCAGTTTACAGGTTCCGAATAGGATAATTTCTCTCCTGTATTCTGATTCGTGATCGAGAACCCATTTGGAAAATTGCCAGACACTGTAATAATCGGATAAGAGACTATGGTGCCGTTATTATGCGTCGTACACGTATTGTTTACGACACTCTGCTTACCCCATTGCAAAGGGTAAACGAGGATGGAGTCCTTAAATTGCAATCCTCCAGAAGGATCTGGCGATGGTTCCATGTAGCCTGAGGAGACGTCTTTAGACAAACGCACAGGATCCTGACATACTATGGTGACAGACACTTTAGCGTAGTTTACATCCCACGATTTGTCAACGTCGAATTTAGCGTAACCGTCACAATATGTACAATCGTATGCATCGTACACATAGATTCTCAGGATCTTTTTAGAATAGTAAAGGAGTTTTTTAATACCCTCTATCACACTGTCTCTGTCTTTTCCGATGACATAGACTGAAAAAGAGACCGTCCTGGAATTATATAAAACCCCAGAATCAACCACCCTATGAGATCCGTCGCCAGTCGTCCTTTCGGATGAGCTTACCTTTGCCGTCGGATTTGAGAACCAACCTTCGATTCCTTCATCCGTTATGTAGAAATTCGATTGAATGGAAGAATCTCCCTGTATAGACAGAGTGTCGTTTCCATATTCCAGGACTATTTGTCGCGCTTTATTGGACATATTGGCTCCAATTCAGTTCATGCATGAGATTTCTGTTGAAAACGGTGGCTGCAGAATCAAAATCTTCGTCTGAACGAACGATCACATTTTTCACGTTTACGACAGGAGCTTCATTCACGACAGGACGGGCACTTATGATTGACCTAGACCTATTAGATGGCAATATGCCATTAAAGTCTACAATTTTCAGTTCAGGTGTGACTGGGATAGTGTAGTCTCCACTGAGCGAATTCGCAATCTCCCCTCCGATATCACTAACTCGGTTAAATACGCCTGTAACGCCATTGTTAATGCCCGTAAGGAGCGACTTCATGATAGCCTGACCGTTCGGTATCAACAGCTTAAGGTCATACGGAATCGGTCCCTTAAGGCTAGCAATGGTGTCACCAATACCACCAACAAAGTCGAACACGCCTTGGACACCACTAGTGATGCCATCGAGAAGACCCTTCATGATCGACTTGCCAGCATCAAGCAGCAACGTGCCTAGGTTTCCAAGAGCATTCAGAATCTGTCCAGGCAATCCTCGCATAAATCCAAGAACACCATCAATGCCAGAGCTGACACCGCTCTTAATGCTCTCCCAAGCACCACTTAAGAATGAACTAATGGCGTTCCAAGCACCGCTCCATACCCCTTGAATTACTCCAAGAACAGATGAGATCACGCCTTGAACAGCCTGAATCGCTCCAGAAATAACACCCTTAATACCGTTCCAGATGGAGCTTGCAATCTGTTGAAGACCGCTCATGACGCCATCCCAGTCGCCCTGAATGATGCCAAGAACGACCTGAATGATGCCCTGAATAACGCCCATTACTGCCGAAACAACAGCTTGAATAGCATTCATGACACCTTGTATGGTACTCTGAATAGATGGCCATACCGTGTTAACAACACCCATGATAAAATTCATGGCATTGACGAGAATAGGCTGAAGCGCAGCCACAACCTGTGTGAGCAGGTTGTAGATGTCCGTGATTACAGGCATGACGACTGCAGCAATGTTCGTAACATGCTGAACAATCATCGTGCCGATCTGAATAATAATCGGGATGATGGTGTTCAACACAGGAGTCAGCACTGCAGTGAGCGTAGAACCCACCTGAGAGAAAAATCCCACCATAGCTGTCACCATGGGCAGCACGTTAGATGCTATGGTGCTTCCAAGTTCCTGGAGCGCAGACACGAATGGCGCAATGTTCGACTCAATAGTCGAACCAACATTTGTGATAGCCGTCTGGACTGTATCGAATACGTCTGCCACGGAAGTCGCAATGGGGTTAATCTGGTCGAACGTGAGTCCCATCGCCTGACCGATGGTCTGGATGGCAGTCCACACTGCATCTCCAGCAGTGGCCACGTGACCAGACTCAGTTTCGAACTCAGCGATGTTATCTGAGATATCTGAAATGACATTGCCGATAACGCCAATGGCATTCGGTACGGCAGATATTGCATCGGTGAGACCATTGATGGCTGCGGTGGCTGCAGGCTTAATCAGATCAAGACCCTGAGCCATCAAGTTAACACATGCAGCTTCAAGGTTTCCGAATGCGCCTTCCCACGTTGTGGTGGCTGTAGCTGCCTCTTGTGCAGCATCCGTAAGACCGAGGTTCAGAATAGCGTCATTGAACTCGTCTGCAGTGATCTCTCCAGCTGCCATTGCATCTCGGAAATTGCCTGTGTAAGCTCCTGCTTCAAGCAGTGCTTGCTGGAGCTTACCAGAAGCTCCTGGGATAGCGTCAGACAGCTGATTCCAGTTCTCGGTAGTGAGCTTACCCTGACCAGCAGTCTGGGTAAGAACCATACCGACGGATTTATACGTATCGGCGGTACCACCAGCAACTGCGTTCAAGTTGCCAGCAGCTTCAGCCAGCTTCTCGTAGTTCGGAACGCCATTGGAAGCTAGCTGTGCCGTGATATTTCGAATGTCAGACAGACCGTACACAGTTTCGTCTGCGTACTTCTGCGTAGAAGCGGTGAGTTCTTCAATTTTTGAAGCGTCAACACCTGCGAAGTTCAGAGTCGATGTGAACTTCTGGGTAGAGTCAGAAGCCTCAATGGCTTCAGAAGACAAATCGCTCAGAGCGCTAATAGCAGTCTGAGCCATGTCTGCAATAATATTACCGAAAGCTGAAGACTTAACCGACTGGAAGAAGGTGGAAAACTTGCCTCCAGCACCTTCAGCAGAATCTCCAAGACCTCCGATGTCGGATTTAGCCTTGGAGGTGGCAGAGCCCAGTCCAGACGCATCGCCAGTAATCTTGACCATCAATGTATCCAGAAGCATGTCTGCCACCTCCTTTCGTTATCGAGAAATCGTTCCGTTTTCCCCGTAGACCTCGTGGAATTTCTTCTTGTCGGGTTTAGGGTCGGAATCTGGATTGTAGAACAACACTGCTTGGTTGTAGAAGAAGGCTACTTGTGGCAGCGTTAAGCAATCGAGCAGGTAGTCTAGCGTCCAATGATAAACTAGGCAGACCTGAGCGAACATTCTCCCCAGATCTACTTCTTCTTCATCGCTCGACGCTGGGCTCGATTCGGAGTAAAATTTGCAGGCGTCTCGCCGTCTGCTACCTCACTGTTGTCGCCACGGATGCACTCAGCGACAAAATCAAGAATGGCAGAGAACTGAGCATTGGTGACGTTGTCCATCACCCAGTCGAAGTCTGCAGGCTCACCGTTCTGGTCATTGCCGAGAACGTCAAGCAGAGCCTTCATCTCCTTCTCGTATGCCTCATACTTCTTGGACGGGTCGTTCTTAATCTCATCGGAAGTAGCCCACGCACCGATGCGAATAAGCTCGGTAGTCTTACGTGCAGGCACCTGAGAGATATCGAACTGACGTCCTGCGATCTCAAGAATCTGCTCCTCAGGGACAATCTTGTCCAAATTGAGGTACTTAGCCATAGCCGTTAGCCTTTCTCTTCTTAATCAATAAAATCGTTTAAAAAGGCACAAAGTCGTGTTTTTAAAGCGGTTTTAGTGTTTAAAACACGACTTTGTGCGCTTAAAACACTACATCTGGTGGTCTTCAATAACGAACAGCTGGTCACCAACGGCACGGGAAGTGTCCTCCGTACCCACAAGGGTAATCGGCACGACATCCGTCTCGTCGGCATCGTCAGCTTGAAACTCAATCTCGATGCCAGAGTCTGCAGTAGCCTTGTACACCGTGATGGAGAACTCGCGACCGAGGCTGTCGTAGTTCGTGATACGTGCAACGGCAGCGTCGAGCTGCTGAAGACCGCCAAAGCTCAGGCGCTTATACGCTGCAGGCGTATACTTGTAGGACACCTGGACAACGGAACCATCCGTAATCACAGAGGAGCCGCTCTTACGAGCGATGCAAGTGTAGCCGTCAGAATCGATAGCCACGACATAGTCTGTGTTCTCGACAGCAGCAGAGCCATCCTTCTTCTTGACGAAATTGATGGTGACCGCATTGCCATCACTCATACGATGATCAAGTCGAATGAACGTGGCACCCTTGAGTGTGTGCTCCTCATTGGTGACCGTCTGCTGAGAACCTGCAACGGTCTCGAGCTTGCTTACGCCACCCATATAAACTGCAAGCGTGTCGAGGTTAATCTCCATGAGGTTCGCCTCGACCTTAGCAGTCTGGGTGCCAGCACGCTCAAGAATAACACCAGCATTATCGCTAGTAATGGTGACCTTGTCTCCAAGTTCGTGGGTGAAGTGGACGCCAGTGAGCGCACCGACGTCTACCAGGCTATCTAGAGACTTACCAATCTTCAGTCGACCAGAGCCAAAGCGGATAGTCTCGGGATGCTGGACTGTAGTCTGAGCCATGGTTGCACCATCCTTTCTAGTAGAACGTGACCCTGAAGGTCATAGGGGAATACGGAGTTTTTACCTCAGTATCCCATTCTGTGGACGAATTGACGTATTCGATGTAGCGAATACGGTCTTTCTTGTATCTGTGGAGCAGCTCTTTGAGTACGCCACAGGTGCTCTGGAGCTCAGACTGGGTGCTTGCGACAACCGTGAGCTGCCAGCTGGAACGAGAAATCGGGGCTGCATCTGCTTCAATGTCATCAACGAGCGAATAGTGAATGGCGGGAAGATCTGGCGAATTCGGCTCGTATGAGGTGGTATCTGGCAGCTCGCCAGGATACACACGTGACCCCACCTTAGAAGACATCTTAGCGTCGCTAATGATGATGCTCCTGAGAAGCTCTCCAACGTCAAACTGTGTAGCTGTCGCCATGTCAGCCATTTATGCTCCTTGACTGGCAAGCATCTGCTGCATTGCCCTCTGTACTTGATTCTGGATGCGCTGCTGATTCTCAGTCAGTGCAGGCTGGAGGTATGGACGACCCTTCATCCTAGCAGTCCCCTGCTCAACGTACTTTGCATACTTGACGTCTGTACCGACAAGCACGCCACTGTCAGATTCAGGTTCCATATGAATGGAACGGGAAAGCGTACCAGTCTTCTTTGGCACTCGACGCTTGGCAGAGTTGACAACGGTATTCGCTCCCGCCATCAAAGCCTTCAACTCAGTCGGCATTGCTTGCTCACCAATATAAGTGAACTTGGAAAGCACCTGAGCGGTCTTGCCAGAGTCAAGATATACGCTCACTCCAGGCGTGTTCTTAGCCATTAATACCACCTACTTACAGGTATCTCGCTGACATCGGCTGACTGGTTAGGAGTGCGCTCCTGAACGAGATACGGCTCACTGTCCATATGGTCAATGACCGCCTTCCAGCCGATTTTAATCTCTGGGTGGGCATCTGCGATGAGGATACGGACAAATCCCTCCTCGGAACCGTAGCTAGACTGGGTATTGCTCGCCTTAGCTAGGTTTCGATTGCCCACTGCACATGGGATATCGGTCAGAGCCTCCACTTCCTCGAACTTATCGAGAACTTGTCCTGTGGAGTCCTGCTCTTTAGTCGGCTTGTAGAACGTGACTGTATGGTCAAAGTAGCCTTTCAGCATGTCCTGCCAGCCATTGCCTAGGAGCTTCATACGAGAGCCTCCCACCACGGACGCCAATGCGTAGGCAACTGAGGAGTAACCACATTAGCTACGCCACACACAATGGTGTTAGCTGCGTCCGCATCTGCCTTGGCACGGAGAGCGGCTGCGGAAGCTCGAATTGCCTCCGCAGTCGCTTGTCCGTTCGTGGTAACATCCAGAATAGTCAGTACCTTGAGCGTGTACGCTGCATTGGCGGCAATGGCGTCGAGCGCATCAGCGGCAGCATAGTAAACGTTGCCGTTGCTCAGCTCAAGGAACGACTCCATCTCATCGTCAGTGAAGATGTAATCGTCAGCAGCCTTGTCTCCCGTGAGAAGCCGAACCAGCTTCACTTTGTCAGCGTACTGTCCCATGGTGTCTCCTTACACGCCCTCAGACTTGAGAGCGCACTTCGAGTCGATGACCGTACCGCCCATGACGTGGCGCACCTTGTAGCCGATGGCATCGTGGTCGAAGTCGCCAGCCAGAGCACCAGCAGAAGCACCACCGACAGACATAGCATTCGGAGACTTCATGAACAGCTCAGGAGAGCGGTGACCACGGAGGAATGCAAACTCAACGGCACCACGAGCAGCAGACGGATCTGCGAGCAGGTAGTACGCGTCGGAGCCATGCTCCTTGTCGAGGACGGGGAGGTAGTGGTTGACGACGAGCTTAAGCTTGCCCTTCAGCCAGTTGTTCGTACGCATCTGGAAGGACTCCTCGCCACCATCCCATGCAAGGAACTCGGAAGCGTTGAGGATGTTGTTCGCAGTGACCTCAAGCGCAGGAGGAACCATGAGGATGGCAGGACCAACCATGATAGGCTCACCATCGTCGTCCACCTTAGCAGTGAACTTCTCGATGGCCTTCTGGAGGTTCTGGACCGTGAGCGGATTGGACAATATGAGGTTGTCATGCTCAGAAGAGAAGAACGTGCCGTCCATGAGAAGCTTGGTAGCCTCTCGCTCCTCGGTACGACGAGCAGCCTTACCAAAGCGCGTAGGCTGGTCGGTAAGGAGGGACAGATCGTCATCGATCATAGCCTCCCAGGAGATGTCGAAACGAGCACCAAACTTCTTCACAGAGAACTGAAGCTCAGACTCGCGACGACCGACAGACTTGTACTCGCCCAGCTCATCAACAGTCTTAAGCGCAGCCTCGCCACCGTCCATAGCATAACGCTTGGCAGGACGGAAGTCAGCCACCTCAGAGACTTTAGCCCACTGGGTGTAAGTCTGGGGAGCCTCAGCGTAGGAAGCGAGAATCTGACGATCAAGCAGGTCACCGAAATAGATCGGGAAGTCGCTGGTGGTCAGTGCCTCCTGGAAGCGATACATGTCCAGCTTGCTACCGCGCTGAACAAGATTCGCGACAAGATTCGCAGCCTCAGCCAGATTCTTGTTGTACTGCGGATTATTGCGAGGGGTGATTCGCACACCCTCACCACCAAAGAGCTTATCTGCAGTCGCAGCCTCTGCATTGATAGACTCTACAAGCTCAAGAAACTCAGCCATTATTCACACCTTTCTTTACACAGCAGGGTTGGCAGCAGGGTTGGCAGCGCCGTAGGCGAGACCGAGGCAAAGCAGCACAGGAACAACGATGTCCGTGTTGGAATGCGTGACAGCCTCAAGCGCAAAACCAACAGGGACATCCTTAGAGCCATCCTTAGAGCCATCCTTAGAGCCATCCTTAGGGGTAGCAGAAACAACGCCACCGACCGTAGTGGTCTTCTTCAGCGTCAGGTTCCAAACACCCTTCGTAGCGATGGTCGTGTAGTAGTTGGTACCGTCGTCGGTCTTGGCATCGGTAAGAGCGATACCGATAACGTCGCCGACCTGAACGAGTTCGCCGCTCTTAACGTCACCATTGACAGGGAGCGTCAGGTTCTCGCCGACCTGAACAAAGTTCTTAGCCATTCTTTTCCTCCTTAGCGGCCATTAGCGGCAATCTTAGCCGCACTCTCGGACAGGCCCATAGCCTTGAAGGCATCGGTCAAGTCAATAGCCTCTGCAAGATCATCGTCGTTCTCGTGACCCTTGGAGCCCATGCCAGTAACGTTAATGCCACCAGACAGCTTACTGATGTACTCAGCCTCAGCCTTGATAGCCTCCTGGACAGACTGCTTCACCTTGTCCTTGTCGAGCTTCTTCTTGTCGTCCTCGTCCTTAGTAGCCATGAACTTACCAGCCTCCTGCTGGATACGCTCCTTGGTGACTTCAGGCAGGTCGCTCTCCTTCAGCTCTGCAGCGACGATTGCACCGCACTCAGTAAGCATATGTGCCTCGTTGAGGCGTGCAAGCTCCTGGGTGAGGGTATCGATCTGACCCTGAGCCTCGGAAAGCTGCGTGTTCAGACCATTGATGGTGTTGTCTCGCTCACCAATGGTGTTGAGAGCTTCCTCAAGATTCATAGATTTCTCCTCATTTGCGTTTTCAAGTACGTTGTATGGGCTTCGTGCAGCCTCAGCAAACTGAGCCAGAACCTTGCCACCAGCTCCAGCACGAGTCACAAAGTCAACAGATTGGACGAGATTGATCTCCTCCACCAGAAGACCTGCGCGACCCTCAGCTTCGCCCTCGTGAACCTTGCCACCAGCGCGAATAGACACGCCAATGTATGGTCCAATCTCGTTCAGAGCCTCACGGAAAGGTTCGAACACGATAGCATCGCCGTAGATACCAGCACCATTCGCATTGGTCTCCTCATAACGGACGTTCGTGAGTACACCTGCGAGGTCTCGAAGATCTCGCTCAGGACGCTCGTAGTTGTCGGAGGACTTTGGGTGGTTCCAGAACATCTGCGCACCCTCGAAAAGCTGTGCAGAAGCTGCAAGAACGGTCTCGGAATAGTAGCCAGAAGAACCCCAACCAGGCTGAATGACCTTGACAGGGTACTTGCCTACGGCTTTGTCTGCTTCGGTGAGCAGTGAGCCCAAGAATGTGATGTTATCCATGTTCACCTCCCGTCAAGCCACACATTCTTACAAAGAAACGTGCTGCGAGTGCCTTTTCATGCATGCGCAGCACGTTCTTGAAGAATTATCTCTCTAGTAACAAGGAGGGAGATCTAAGTTCCATCTGAAATAGTGATCTTTAACTGCTCTAAGGCTCAAATGTAATGCCGTTATCACCTGTGTATGGAACGGTATGGTCGACCTTAGCATTCCAAAACTTGTCAGGAATACCATTCGGAAATGCCTTGCAGTACGGTTTGGCATCTGAAGTGAAGCCTAGAAGGTGCTTACACATGAGGCACATAGGCTGTTTTGCCTTGACAGGCTCATCGACAACGCGACCTGGTCCAGGCGAATCCTCATAATGAAAGAAGTCTGCCATCATTTCTCCTCAGGTATAAGCTCAAGCCAGAAGTCTTTTCCACCATTATCGTTCTGCTCAATGTGGTGTACTCTAAACTTCGAACCAGGAGCGATTAGATATTCGAACTCGCTCGTCGATTGAGACTCTCCGTCGACATAGATGCCACAACCTTTGTTCGCAGGTACGTAAATATGCCAATTATTATCCCTCAAGAATCCGCTACTTTGTACTGAAGTAGAAACAAATCCGAGTTCTTCTCGGATTTCACCTTCCTTCCAGTCGTCACAGAAGTCTCCGTCAAATCCTCTATGCACAGTTAACGGCTGAGTGGTTACTCCATACTCATGTATTGCCTGCTCAGCTTTTTGGACATTCACCTTGATGTCTCTTGCAGTTTTTTCTGGCCTGCCCTGACGGAGATATTTGTTCATCTTAATGTACTTCTCGCCAGTGTAAGCGACTATGCCAGATTTAAGATTCCTTGGCATTCCAGAGAACGAAATGGTTTTAGACCGTAGAAGACTGGCTGTCTTTTTGAAGGCGTCGCCGCCTCTAGAGAGAAAAGTGCTCTCGTCTCCAGACTCAAAGCTGTCGCGTGCTTTCCAATCCATGCCAGAATGATACAGTTCATCGCCAACACCTTTCATGTCCCAAGTGTCCCACTTAGGAACGCCAGACTTACTGGCGCGTTTGGAAGCTGCTTTTCCAGCCTTTGTTTTATTACTTGGAGTCACCTGTTGCACCTGAGATGAAACGGTCTTGCTTGGTGAGATTTTCGTGATGTTAACAGCACTGTTAGTGTACTGCTTACCGTACAGAGCATCAATTGGCTTGCCCAGCATGTCTTCTTCAAGGATGTCCTGGAGGAAGTCACATCGGCATCCTGGGAAGCGAGGCGGATGCATGTGCCCACTGGGGAACTCTTTATTAATCGGTATCCAGCCGACACGCTCGTTCTCCTTGCAGCCGTCAGACACACGGTCGTCCTCAAGTGTCTGCCACGCCTTCATCATCTTGACGCCATTGTCCTGGAGGTAGTTGCCGACCTGAGCATTCCCCTCGCAGTAGGCATTCGCCAGCTCTGTAACGGCGACCAGCACAGCACGATTCGACACATGCTTCTGGGGCATGGGGACTGCGAATTCCTCGAACTTGTTTTTGATCTCTTTAGCTATGTCGTTGTAAGACGCACCAGACTTGACACCATCAGAGACGATACGCGCAATCTCCTTACGAGTGGTGTCGTTAATCTGCGTTACAGCCTCTGCAGCATGCTTCTTAGCGTACTCTTGTGCCCTGAGGTTAGGAAGCGACACCCATCCAGACTTGTCTGCCTTAACGGACGTTGTACCAATGCCTGAACTGGTCTTCTGCGATGAAGCCTTCGGAGCGTTAAGGTTGTAAGCAGATTTGGCATTCGAATAGGGGAGACCGCCTCCTCCCTGCTTCGTAGTCTTAATGGAAGTCTTACCGAAATCTTTGGCGTAGCTTTTCGTGGCGTTCGAGTCTATCTCGCCATCTTTAAAAGGCGTACCGACGCCATTTGTGGGAGAGAATTTGTTGTATGATGAGCCATTATAAGCGACGTATTTGGTCTTACCGTCGTCGCTTCTGTATGCGCCAATTTGCCAATTGCCACCAAACGTACCTAGAAATACGATGCTGCTCTCCTGAAGAGAGGCACCATCGGGTGCACTGGCGGATTCAGATGAAGTTGACGACTTCGACAGGGGTGAGAAGAACCACCCAGTGCACCCTAGGTCTCGGCATTGCTCTACAGCGCCTGCAAGCCACACTCGATAGATGTAATTCTCGATTACACGCTGCAATTCAGCCGAGTGTCGCTTGACCTCGACTCTTATTATCGCGCTATATTTGTTCTTTAGGTCACGGGAATCGCGAGGTTTTTCTGCTTCTAGGATTTCATCTCCCTCAGGAAGTCGTTCCTCAATACCCTTCCACGTAGCCCAGAACACTGCTGCAACGTCAAGAGCCATAGCAGAAGCCCACGGCTGAATGATGGCATTGTGCTTCTTGATAGCCAATGCATTGCGATACTTGGCTATGGTGCCGTAGGGTTCTGCCATTAGTGATGCCTCCATTCAGACTTCTCAGTCTCAGTGACTTGCCTTGCAATCTCCTCAGGGTCTCGGAACAGGTCTACAATGGCGAAAGGAAACATAACAATCGCTAGAATGAGAACCAGTATGAAAGACTCTGCGTCCATTAGATACCCTTCTCCCTAAGCTCAGCTACCATGTTGTCGAGCAGCTGGATGTAAGACTCTTCGACCTCGCCAGCAGCCTTGTCTGCCTTATCCTCAGGCGTCTTGGCATTCTTGACATCGTCGCCACTCTTCTTGGCATCGTCAATTGCTCCTGCAGCCTTAGCCGCCTGAGCTGCCTGCTGGTCTGCAGCGGACTGTTGCCCCATGGCAATCTCGAGAGCCTTCTGCTGCTTCTCCTCTTCAACCTCATCCCAGCTCTTCGGATCATCGGGGAACAGCTTGTCCACAATATCCGTATCCTCACCGAGCGCAGTGAGCAGCTGGGTGGTAGCAGTCTTGAGGTCGATGGTGTTGGCAGGGGTCTGCCCAGACAGAGTGACGCTCTTAACGATAGCATCGATACGCTCGTTGATGTCCTCCTGGAGGATAGGCGGGAACTTAATATCGAACGTACGGTCAAGCTCGCCTGTATCAACGTAAGACTCGCCATAGTCGTTGAACGAGCGGATACCCTTGAGCTTACCACCAGGCTTCAGCGCAGACTGGTCGATGACGTAGTCCAGCACCGTGCTGAAGATGTCCGTCCACAGCTCCTGACGCTCCTGGAACATGAGGAGCATAGGCTGCTCCATTGCCTTGGCAGTAGCGAGGTTGCCAGTACTGGGGTCTCCGAAGTAGTGCTCATAGATACCAGTCGCAGCGCACACCATCAGCAGAGCACGACGACCATCGTCCACAGCTACGGTAGCACCACTCTTCGGCATGGGTGTAAGGTCGAAATTGTCTGAGGACATCCACACCTGAGCCGCTTGCCCAGGCAGGTCACCATTCATAGGGTTAGAACCACCGTTAATGGCTCCTTCGAGCACCTGCTTGGCTTGCCCCATACCCGTCGCACCGGACTTGCTAGTAGCCTTCCACGCGAACTTAGACAGGCTCTTGACAATGGTATACCAATCCTCAAGGAATTCCTTGTACGCCTTAGCCCAGTCGATGGCTGCGTAGATCTCAGACACACCGTATTCCATGTCGGACAGGCAGTTCGTCTTCACATGGTACACGGGATTCGCAGCCATGACCTCGATACCATTGAAGTATCGAGGCAGACCACCCTGGGGCATGTAGTTGATGTCTGGGTACATCGCCTGTCGGGTCTCGTACTTCTGCGAGCCTGCCTCCTTAGGCTGCTGCCACTGACGGAAATAGTACCACGGCTCCTTGCTGTCCTCGGGATTGTAGATGATGCGGGTGATCTCGTTCAGTGGGATGGTACGCACACGAGTCGCACCGTTAAGCGGGTCTGTGAAGAAGGTGAAGAACAGGTTCGCGGTCACCTGGAGCTCAGTCTCCTTGACCAGCATAGCCTGCTCGCCTGTGAGCTCAGCCTTGTTCTTGGAGTCGCCCATGAACGCATCGATAACAGATTGGACGTCCTCATCTGCAGCCACCACGTCGACACCCTGACCGAACACGTAGTTCGCCTGAGTGGCTACGGCTCGCTTGACCAGAGGGTTCTTCAGCCAATACACCCTCGCCATGGCGGCAATCTTGTCGATGGACGCCTTGGTGAACTGACGATTCAGCGTAGAGTCACCGATGCGCTCGTAGCCCACGTCATCCAGAGCCAGCTCCAGCTCAGCGATACGCTCCTGCAGCAGCTCGTTGTTGCTGTGCTCGGTGAAAGCTATGTTGCCGTACAGCTCGACAGCCTCGCTGAGACTGTTAAGCTGTCCACCGCTCAGCCCATTGGCGATCTTCAGGAGCGGATGATTCTTGTCCATTGCCATTCAGATACCTCCTACACTGGTGAGATGATGTTGGGTACGTCGAGCTCGACCAGTGAAGCACCAGTCCTACGGCTGGGGAGGAGCTCCTGAGTGAGGATAGCGGCATAGGATGCCGTGTCGACTTGGTCGTCGTGAGCGCCCATGGGGAAACCAACGAGCTCGTCCTCGTAGTCCCCCAGCCATGCGGCGCCCATACGATGAAACACCTTGTGGCTCTCGTAGCGAGCGCCCATGGGGATAGCCTTGGTGACCTTGTCCTTGGTAGCATTCAGCTCCATCACAGGCACACCAGCATTGCGCAGCATCTGGAAGACGGGACGGCCGACACCGTTGACCTCGATGCCCATGCACGTAGGCATGTAGCGTCTGTACTGGTCGAGCAGGAGCCTAGGCTGCTCTGCTCCTTCCATCTGCGCCCTGAACACATCCCAAAGAAGCAGGTCGTTCTTCGGAGTGACGATCCACGTACTGCACACGAACCAGTCTGCTGTGGTCTTGGCAGAGGCTGTCGGATCGACGGTCTGGAAGTGCCAGCATTGCTCAGGCACGAATCGCTCATCGCCCGTGTCCCTGTGCAGCACATACGTGTGATCGATAAGCTCCCAATACCTGAAATCCTTCCTGCGGAACATGGTGCCGTCGGGAGGACTGGGATGCTGCTGGTACATAGCATTGAACATGTAGCTGCCCATGGCTATGCGCGTACGATTCAGCGATATCTCATCGTACATCTCTGGCCACAGTGCCTCGCCCTCAGAGCGACCGAGCTGGTCGGTGCCCTCTGCCAGAGCGGGAAGGCTCAGCACCTTCCACTTGTCAGCACCCTTCTCCATGTCTGCCAACAGTCGTCCTGCAAGGTCGTCCTGGTGCCAACGAGTCATAACGACAATCACGGCGCCGCCTGGAGCCAGACGAGTGCGCAGCGTAGTCTGGTACCAGTTGTAGGCAGAGCGCCTCACCGTCTCAGAGCTAGCCTCTTCGTAGTTCTTAATCGGGTCGTCGATGATGGCGATGTGAGCACCCTTACCAGTGATAGCGCCACCAACGCCCGCTGCAACAATGCCATTGTCATGGCTCCCTTCGAGTCCCCATCGGTCTGCACGAGCGGCATCCTCTGCGAGCTTGACTCCGAACAGCTCCTCGCTGTCCCTCATCTTGTTCCTCGTCATTCGACCGAACTCCTGAGCGAGGTCTGCCGAGTAGGATGTGAGCATCCACGTCATCCATGGATTGTTGCCCATGCCCCATACAGGGAACTCCTGGGAGACGAGACGGGACTTACCGTGTCGAGGCGGCATGAAGATCATAACACGCAGATTATCACTCTCTGACTCCTTCATGCGCCCCTCGTGAATGGCGACTACGTCATTGATGGTCGCTTCGAGCTGAGCTGCGATGAGTCTGTGGTGGCGTCCGATCTTGTAGCTCTCGTCCATGTACAATGTGTAGTCGAGGAGATGGCGACGTGCGAGTTCCTGTCGGATACATTCGAGCTGACCGAGCATGTTAGGCACATCTTTGATGTCGAGAGGTTGAGTCTTGTCTCCTTCGGACAGCTGAGTGGGAAGACCTTCAGGCGCTTTTGTCCCGACGTGCGAGACAACCTTGTTACGTCTAGGCATCTTCCACCACCTCAGCAGTCACGGGTAAAGCGGGAAGTGCCGCATCATCCACATGATCTCCCACGGTCACTTCCACAGCTTGTGCAATTTCTTTCACCTTGGCACGTAATTGTTCATCTGTTAGAGCTTTCACGTCTACCTGCCAATTCACGTCTAACTTGTGCTTAGTCTCGACGGAAATCTCCATTACTCGCTTAGCATTCCACACATCGGGCATACGACATTCAAGGTATCGGATCATCGCTGAGACATTGCCGTTAATAGCAGCAGAGAACAGAGCATTCTCAACCAATGAGCATGCGAAGATGCGAGCCTCTTCCAGGTCGCACCAGAACTTGGCATACTTGCCTTCTTGTCCTCGTGCCATTTCCTCTTTGCCACGACGACGCCACTCAGTGATTGTACGAGGATTCAGTCCCACACGAGCAGAGGCAGTTGTGAATGTGTAGCCTTGTCGGACGAGCGCGACAATCTGATCTGCCTTCTCGTCGAACTTATGGTAACCGCCTTTGGCTGCTGCTTCCTCTATGTTAGTATGGACGGCACAATATTTGCCGTCCACCGTTGCGCCCTTTGTGCATTGCTTTCCTGTTCGAGGGTTACGTCCTTGACAACGAGGAGTCCCCCAGTAAGTCCAATGCTCAGGGTCTTCAATATGCTTAGGATGTGGGTTATTTTTGGAATACTTAGGCTTCGACTTCTTAGATTCGGAGACCTTCTTCGAAGCCTTAGTCTTCCTATTCTCCCTGTTAGTCGTCATTATCACCACATTCCCATTATTTAAATATAGACTCCTTATTCATTATCGCTCTTTTTCTTATAGATTACCTTATCAATTTCATTATATTTTCTTATACATTAACACATTTTCTTGTTTTACCACATTAATGACATCTCTCAAAAATATTTTTATTATTTTCAAGATTCTCGATGAAAGTTGAACAATTCCGAGCGATAATAGTGTTGCAGGGAATTAACAACGACTTCGAAAGGACACTGCAATGACCACCATGACCGACTTCTCCCCTATCGCTGAACGCATTGGTAAGAACACTTCTGAGAAGATGGAAGAGTACAACGAGCCCACCACTTCACCTGAGGCTAACAATGACAAGGAGAACGTCATGACCACCGCTCAGACTTCCGCATTCATTCCTTCTTCTGCCGCTTCTATGTCCTTCGAGGACTTCATCGACGGCATGTATCTGTTCGCTAGCAAGTGGGTGGGCGAGATTGCCGTTGACCGTGTGGCTGTTCGCGTTGAGTCTCTCTACAACGACATCACGTTCCGCACGATGGTGTTCGAATATCGTAAGAATGTGCTCGCTCGTGAGGACCGCAAGAAGCGCATGTTCCGCTCGATGGCGACTGGTGACCTTGTATACACCGCTGACGACTGGGACAATGACCTCTACGCTTCCAAGGTGAGCGCGTACGGCGACGTGCTCTACGACATGCTCGTTCGCCTTCCCAGGGATGCCGAGGACGAGCGCGAATCTCTCAAGAAGCTCTGCAAGTAGAATCTGTTGGCTGGGTGGGGAGACCTGCCCAGCCTTTTTCTCAAAATATTTTTAAGATTTTCTTGATTCCCGATAATAGTTCAACTATTTAGAGGGGTAATAACGTTGTCAGGGAACTACGACCGAAAGGTGACTACGATGAAGGACTCAGCTCTCAACTGGATCGACGACGAGGGGTACTGCGGATATCCGACTGCTCGTGTGAATGGCTTTGCAATCGTTATGTGCTGCGATGACGACTACGATCCTGTCATTCAAGTCTTCGATGAGGAGAACGGTCAATCTATGGAATGCGGAGAGATTTACCAGCAGCTGAGCGGATTCGACTCTCCTGATGATATGCAGCTCGCTGCTGATTATCTCGCATACACTCTTTGCCACGTACGCTAACGACCATTTCGACTGGAGGAAGAACCATGGCGCACATTCCTGAGGCAGATCGCGCTCGCATCTACGAGCTCGCAGACGAGTTCGGAGTCCACCCTTCCATCGTCCGCTCGTTGTACGACGTGATGCCGAACGAGCTTTACGATGGCATCGTCACCGCGCTGGAGAATATGACAGACGACCAAGACTACGAGGAGCTGTTCGATGAGTAGGCGCTTTTACCGTTTGACGTTCCACAGGAACGGTAGGCTTTATCTTCTTCAGATTTACAAGAACGAGATGAACGCTCGAAAAGCCTATCTGAAGCTTCGAATGGAAAGAAAGTCCGATTCTAAGCGTCTGGATGAGGTGTTTTGGGACTCGTGCATTGGTAGTTGGCAGTACGTTCAAACGCTAAACCGCACAGACGGCAATTCACATGATTCAAACCAATTCTAACGTGAGCACATAGAAACACCGCAGCACTTGTATGAGTCTGCGGTGTTTCTCTTGTTAAATACGATTCTAAGGCTCCGAAATATTTTCAGAATCAAAGCTCAATCAGTCCATTGGCTCCAGCATCATCAAGTATGAATCTTGCGAGGTGTTTGGCAGCATCTTTGGCGTGAACACCCTTACCTAGGTCACACCAAGGCACGGTCTTCATCTGAGACGCTGTATGCCACACGACTTCACATCCGTTCCGCTCAGCCACTGCAGCACAACCACCAACCAACTCCATAGTCATCGTGGCTTCACGACCCATCGTGACTCCAATGCGAGGAGTGTGCTTCTCGATTACGACCACCTGAATGGATGGACCAGCATTGCGCAAAAACTCTTCCATCCACTTAATGGTCTGGTCGTGAGGCACCATTGAGTATCCGACGTTCACGGCATTCTTGTAGCTCCAGGCGGCGCCTGTTGTGCCTCCTGGGTCAAGGGCTAGCACACCCCTATGCGGACGTCTAAGAACACGTTGGAACACGCTCACTCCAGTCGACTCTTTATTCTTGGAGGGCTTTTGCATCAACGACATCTGCATCTTCCTTCGGTTTGAAAGTCCACGATCCTACGCACCCATCGTTTTCGTCGTATGCTTCTATAAGGCGTGGACGTTCTGGACCAATAGCTGTAAACAAAGCTACGACAGCCACTTCACAATTCGATCTATTGAGTGGTCGGAGAAACGTCAAGTTTTGAGTCTCCTGATTTTTATAGACGATCAGCAGCCTAATGGCTTTTTTCTTGTTCTGTTTCTTTCCCATTAGATGAGTCCACCACCAATCGCAGTCAGTATTAGTCCAGAAAAAGTCAAAATGACTCCAGCCTTATACGTGTATTCAGGATCGCCATTCAGCTTTTCGGAAGAGCAAGATATGATGTTCATCGCTTCTCCTCTTCAGCGATATGTTCCCACTTGCGTTTAGCATAATCCTCGCCAGACATCTCAACGTCAAGCATAATGGCCTCAATAACATCCTCTACTGGCATGCAGCGGCTAGCAAGACGAGAGCCTAGGACGACGCACCAGTCTGGTGCATTGCTGCGCTTCTTGCCCATTCTAATGCGCCTCATTTCGGATACAGATAAGCGCCTCGACCATTTCAGGCTTATTCAGATGAGCGATGTCGTCCTCGTCAAGGTCAATGGCGAGAGCGATGAGCTCACTCTTCTTCATACGCCTGAGCTTGTTATCAGACAGATGGAGAAGGTCGTCCATAGCCACGTCACGAGGAGAAGGCGCCTTGTCCAGAACCTCAGGAATACGCATCTGCTCCTGGAGAGAACCATCGCCTACAGCATACAAAGACCATGCAGCTCCGCATTCATCGCACACCACATCCACACAACGACCAGTAGACGTGATGTTCCCAAAACTCGTCCGAGCATGCTCGCCACTGCCGCAGACAGGACATACGCTTTCCGTGACGAGCTTGTATTCCTCGTCAGTCATTTCTCTGAGTCGAATAGTCTTCATTAGCCATCGACCTCGCTTGCAGACTCCCCTGTGGAACCATACCCACCACGAGAAGCGCAGCCCATGTCGTCTGTTTCAATCACGTGGATTTCAGGCATCATGGGCTGAATGCGGAACTGGGCTATGCGCGTACCAGCTGGGATGAAGGTGTCTCGAATGGCATACGCCACAAAACCCCATACGTCGTCGTTGCCACAGTACTCGTTCTCGATGATCCCGATGGAATTCGCCATCAGAATACCGTGCTTCAGACAAGTGGACGAGCGAGGAGCGATGATCCCCTCGAAGCCTTCTGGCATCTTGACATTGATACCAAACGGGATGATTCGCACATCACCCTGCTTCATGGAAACGTCTTCGCTGCAAGCGAGATCGATCCAAGCACCGTGGCGCTCAAGCTTGCTAGCACCGTTCATATAACGCACAATAATGTCTTTCATTATCACTCCTTAACGAAAAATGGACGAGCCTCCGAGGAGACTCGTCTGTTAACAGACAAGACCGTTTACTTGCAGTCCTCGAAATCATCCTCGCAACCATGGCAGTCGCCACAATTGCCAGACAGGAAAT